TCACTGATTTTTATGCCTGATTTTAGCCTTATCCTTAAAATAAGCAACGTTTGCACTGTAGACAATTGTTGCAGCCAAAACAATAAAGACTATTGCGAACAACCCCGCACAGCCGCGCATAAACAGCAAACTCCGCATAGATAAACTATCCAGACTGAATACCATTATAATCATCAAAAAGATGGCAACTGAAACGGATGCTAAAGCTATGTATTTTAGCCGTTTATTTGTTCTTTCGTTATAATACCTGCGGAATGCACGACGCCTCTGTTCGTTGTTTTCTATAAAATTTGCCATAAATTATTACTATTTTAAGATATAACAATATGGATTACAATCCGTTTACTCCGCCCGCATCCTTTCTTCATAAAATGAAGTGTATATGACGCACACCCTCAAATTTTAGAGTCTCAGATACAAAAAAGCCGTGATACCGATACACACGATATCACGGCCTAATCTTAGCTAATTAAATTAGTCTTCGATGGCGGCCTGCGCGGCAAACCGATTTATCTGAGTTTCAGACACTTGCCCAAAGTTGGGAAATATGTATAATCTTGAAATCATATTAGTATGGTTCAAAGTTTGATGGCACAAAGATAATGATTAATTAGAAAAATTTATCTTCGTGATAATTATTTTTTATCCTCCCGATAAGATTTTTATAGCTCGTTCCTTTTCTTCGATGATGGCCTCTTTATCCAAAATCTGCCGCTCAAGCAATGTAATTTTCTCAAGCAGCCAAGAAATATGCCCGATTTGGCCATTTGCTTGCATTTCTACTGCGTTTGTTCCACTGGAGAAGAAAACCTCCACCCCGACACCTAAACGCCGCGAGAGGGCTTCTAAATCGCTTGCTTGAATTTTGTTGTTTCTGATTACAGTTCGCTAAAGGCATCGGTTACATCTCTGATAGCCGTCTTTACAAATTCTTTCAGTTCCATGATAATTTGAATATTCAATTCATGAAATATTTTTTCGCTCTGTGTTAGTTCACTCGCCGACACATAACCGGCACGGCGTCTTACCTTTATCCTGCGCTTCTTCTACGGTCATCTCCAGAATCCTTCCCGAGCATTTACTGAGGCCCTTGCAATCGGAGTCCAAGTGGTAGCGTCTCGCCTTCGGGCCGGAACAGACATAGACACAGTCCTTTTTGTGGGTTGTATAGCTGTATGAATAACTCACCTGATCATCCTTTCCCGTATGCCCGCATGAGCAGACAACGAGAAAGACGAGTAGCACAGTGATTTTCCTAAAAGTAGAGACAAAAGTTTTCATAACTCATTCGTTTTCTGATTAATGATTCTTTCAGATCCATACCGTTTAATCAGTTGCAGGTTCATTGTTTGCACTTTGCCTTATCCGCATAGAGAATTGGGTAAATTCCAAACGATGAAATGAACATAAGGGTCCATGCAATTGGGTTGTTATAACATGCTATTCCAAAAAGCATATAGCAGAATGAAACGATTGTTGGTATAATTCCAAACAATACCGCGGCCGTGTAATTCTTATAATTGGCAGCAGTTATGGATGTAATAAAACAAAAATTTGCTAATATGACATACCCTATAAATGAGTCGCTCATGAAATCGCCTATTCGATCATTCTCCCATTTGCTTGTGGTATCAAATGTCAGAATGCCTGATATGAATAGTAAAACGGAAAGGCCAAAAAAGCAATATGCAAAAATTTCGGCAGGGGATTTTTTATCTCTCATTGCCATTGACCTTTATTCATTAATATGCATTTTTTACCATCACTTCTGCTTTTAAGACGAATTCGTCGTTGATTGCCCATTTAAGCCCATACTTGCCGTATATAAATTTGCAATCTTTCATAACGGATTCATCGTAATAAACATATCCTATGCTATGTGGATCGTAAAAAGCAAGCTCACCGCCATAAGTTCGGTTGCCATTAAGCGGAGGCCTTAAGACGTTGATTATTTCATCTTTGCCAGCGATGTGACTAAAGCGTAGAACCTTATCACCAAAACAGATATAGTCATCTCTTTTAAGGCGAGTATTGAATAATCCCATTTGGCCCATACGAGGCTTGTTGTAGCGTTTCCTAAACCATTCATAAGCCATATTTAATGAAATAAGAATTATTACTATTGCGCCAAGGCTGAGAAAGGCAAAGAATACTTTCATATCTGAATGCGTTTGCGCTTAGACATCGCGCTCATTACATTGTCGGGTAAAACTTCGACTGAGCTAACACGCGGTAAATGCCGCGAATCGACTCTTTGGGCACATCAAACGGCGGATATTCGGGATTGATCGAGCGCGCCTCGACAGCATCGCGGCTATTTTTGCTCGGGTAGATACGCTTGACGACCGCGCCGTTTTCGGTATCCAGCACCATTACATTGCCCCAGGGGATAAATGCGGCATCGTTGATGCGCGCCAAAAACAGTGTCGAGCCGTCGGGAATGTCCGGTGACATGGAGTCTCCGCTGACAGGAATAGCAAGTTCGGCACCTGAAACGGGCGTCACAACTTTACGGCAATCCTTTTCTCTGACGCCATCCACGATATATCGCTGTATTGGCCCGGCAAACACCTCGACCGGAACTAACGGCACGGTATGAACCGCTGCCAATGCGATTTCATCCGGTTCGGATTCGGAGCGTAACATCTCTCCCTTGCCCGTAAGAAGCCAGTCTTTGCTAATATCAAATGATAACAGTATCTTATTTATAATGCCAATTCCACAAGCTCTTTCACCCTTTAGGATTGCAGATAAATTTGGCTGTTTTACAGATATTCTATCTGCAAATTGCGTTTGTGTCAGCCCGTAATGAGCCATTATTTCGTTTAATCGGTTAATTAGACTCTCTTTCATATCGGTTGATATGTTAATGACGGTTAATTATTTGGATTGACATATCATATGATATATCTTTGCATCGTGATAACAAAATCTTATCGCAAATATAAAAAACGAACACCGTAATTACAAATAAAATATGACACTCAAAGAGCTTTATGACAACGCAAAAAAGCAGCCGAAGCCTCTGACTCCGCCTTATGCTTTCGTCCTGGAGGTTGCCCGCGTGACGAAGAGATCTGAAATAACAGTACGCAAATGGATCGCCGGTGACGCAATCCCCGACGCCCTGACGCAGGAAACACTCGCCCGCCATTTCAAAACCTCACCTGAAGCTCTATTCCCAAAAGTATAAAATCCATCTAACCCCCACCTAAACATGGAAGAGACAAAACGAACAATTACCCTCACCTTCGACGAAGCCGAACGTATCGCATGGGCGCTCGAACGCCTCTCTGATCATATCATGGGAACCGGCAGCTCGCCGAAAGAAATCAATGAGAGCATCGACTTCAACTGCCGCCTCATCGACAAAACCCTCTCGCCATTTCGGTATTAACAATCCCGCTAATCCCTAAAGTCATGACAGACTTCGATAAGAAACTCATTGAGAAGGCAAACGCCATCAGCCGCTGGAACTACCGCGACATAGACGTGCTTATCTCCATTGCCGATACATCGGAAGCAAAGATATGCCTTACCAACATCCGTTGGGAACTCTACGACTCAGTTCATGAAACACTCTAATAATTAGCAGCCATGTATCAAAAGTTAGCAAAAATATACCTCGTCGGTCAGGTGGTTTTCTCGGTGGCCGTCATCCTCTTCGGCATCGTCTACTGCTTGCGCTGTCTGTTTGCCGGGAACATCTTCTGCGCAGTATGCTTCGCCATTATCGGGCACGTCAGCGGCTACCTCTTAATGCTTCCTACTTCGCTCCGAGAGCTTCGCGAGCACAACTCCAGACATCGCGAAAAATCATGACACGATATTACATCAGGCCGGTCGGCCTCAAACAGCGCTCTCAGGCATGGGCATCGACACTCAGACATTCACGAGAGATGAAAGCCTGGCTTCAAGAGGTCACCGGCCTAAAGTGGAGAATAACCAAAAAGGAAATTGCTTATGACAATTCAGTTCAGCGACAGAGCCGTGCCTTACAACATATTTCTCAATGACCTTGCCGACGCAGTGGCCGAGAGAATGCGCAAAAGGGATGAGCCGGAATACATCTGCCAGAATGAAGCGTTCCGCCGCTTCGGCAGATCCAACGTAACGCGGTGGCGGGATACAGGAAAAATCGAGCCATGCAAACGGACACAGAAGTTGGAATATAAAGTTTCCGAGCTTCGACGGCTGCAAGATACCAAACAAGACTATTTCAGATAGTCAACACTGTCGAGTGGTGTAGCGGTAACACCCCGGATTTTGGTTCCGGTATTGTGGGTTCGACCCCCACCTCGACAACACTCAATAAAAACGCTCCATAGCGGGTGGCCTGACCTCGCAAGGTACGAGATACCTCAACCAATACATAGCGAGACGGTAGCTAATCTGGGAGGTAAAATGCCCGATGCGACACACATGAACGGACGCTATGGACCGCAGTAGCAAGTATGACTTTTAATGCAGCTTTAAGTAGCTGCCCTACATATTGACCGACAGCAGTAGCTTAATGGTAAAGCACGGTCTAAAAAACTCAGATGCGGGTTCGACTCCCGCCTGTTGTCCTATTTCCCGAATTTAGGTATAATTTCAATTCTTATGTTCTATGCACCATTGCTCCGTCGCCGCTGTGAAGCGTCGGCGGTTTTTCGGAAGAATGGCGGAATTGGTAGACGCGCCGCATTTAAAATGCGGTGGCCGTAAGGTCATGAGGGTTCGAATCCCTTTTCTTCCACAAGTAGGATTATTTCTTATCGCCGAAAGGCGCTTTGCTTTATGCAAAGAATTCTGCTCATGTTTAGGTAATGCCGGCCCCACGAGCTGGGGCTGGCTTTTTCTAAACGTGATACAATTCGAGATAACCCATTTATAAACAATTTAATAATACTCAACATGAGCAAAGTAAAAGTTTCAGCACAACACATCGCGGATCTCAAGCCGATGGAAGTCGTCAAGGACGATCTTGTGCGCCAACGCTTCATTGACCTTTACGGTGCGCTGTGGGGCGAGGCGAACGCCGAAGCCGTCTATGAGCGTGAAGCAATCCATTTTAACCGTCTGATAGCCGACAGTCAGGTCCTCAAAGCCTGCACTCCTGTGTCAATCTTCATCGCATTTATTGATCTTGCCGTCTGCGGCCTCTCCGTAGAGCCGGGCGCCCGCGCCCTTGCATATCTTCAGCCACGCGGTTACAAGACCGGCGCAAAGGATACCAACGGCAAGGACATCTACGAACAACGATGCACCCTCACAATCTCAGGGTACGGCGAACTGATCCAGCGCACTCGCGCCGGTCAGATTCGCCATGCCGATAACCCCGTGATTGTCTACGAGGGCGACGGTTTCAGTTTTACCGATCACAACGGCACAAAATCAGTTGAATATACCCTCAACATCAACCACAATCCCCAGAAGCCGATTGCTTGTTTCATGCGTATCACCCGCGCCGACGGTTCGATTGACTATGCCGTGCTGCTTGAAGAAGACTGGCGACGCCTCGCCGGCTACTCAGGCAAAGCCAACAAGAAGTGGGATAACAATGCAAGGGCATACGTCGAAACCCCCAACGCCCTGTATTCATCTGGCGAGGGCAATCGTATCGACAGCGGTTTCCTCATGGCGAAGTGCATCAAACACGCCTTCAAAACCTATCCGAAACTGCGCATCGGCAAAGGTACGACCTATGAGGCCGATGAAGCTCCGCGACAGGATGATGATTTCTACGGCATGGACGGTCAACAGGACGACTCCCCTGCCCCGCGTGAAGAAGAAAGCTTTGCCCCTGCCCCTGACACCTCTGCCGGTGTCACGGTTGACCCCTCGCAGTCTGACAACGACGACGAAACATTTTAACATTAACCCTGCCGTGCCTGCTCTTTCGGGAGTGGGCGCGGCTTAATACCCATCAACATGAGCAATCAACTTATCCCCGTATCCGATGCCGTTATTGTGCGTCAGGAAAACATTGCGACCATTGTCAAGGCTGGGCCGCAGTCTTATCAAGCCAATACGCTGTCATGCCAGCGTTGCGCCGAAGCCGGTCAGCAGCTTCTCGATGAGATAGAACGCAACGGCATGAGTGATGAACTTGACAAACGCCTCGCCGTCTATATCGAGAAGACACGCAAAACGGTCAAGGCCATGAATGAACGTCGCTCGCCTGTAACAAAACTTTTCGATCAGGTGCGCTCGGAGTTTACAATCCTTGAGAACACAATTGACCCGACAAAGAAAGACACCGTGCCTTTCCGTATCGCTCAGTATCGCAATGCATACGCCGCAAAGAAGCGCGAGGAAGAAGAACGCCGCCGTCAGGCAGAGCTGGCCGCACAGGAAGCTGTCAGGGCGAAAGAGAGCTACCGCGCTGCCGTCGAGGAAGATTACCGACGCTCGTTCAACAACCTTGTTACAGGCTCAATCAACGAACTTACAAAGCTGAACACCGGCGTTACCCTTGAAAATTACACGGCGGTATTCGATACCGTGACCGGCTATCAGTCCTCGCTCTCTGCCAATTGGTATCCGCCGTCGGCTGTGCGTCTGCCTTACAACGTCTCGCCTGAAGAGACAAAGGCAATCCGCGATGAGGTATTCCGCAAACTTCGCCCCTCATTTGAAGAGCAATTTGCGTTTGAGGTCGATGAATACCGCCGGGAAATCCTCGACAAACTGCCCTCAAAGAAGGTTGAGCTGGAACGTATGGCCGAAGCTGATGCGGCCGAGGCCGCACGGCTCAAGGCTGAAATGGCAAAACGCGAGGCCGAAGAAGCGGCTCGGAAAGAACAGGAGCGTCAGAAAGCTGAAGCTGAGGCAAAGCAGAAAGCCGAATTGGATAAAGCCAACGCTGAAATGTCAGGGCTTTTCGGTGTCGCAAAAGCTGAGCAAATCTACACTCCTAAGTCAAAGGTCACCAAGAAAATCAAGGTCATCGACCCCTCGGCATTTCTCGGTATCGTGTCTATGTGGTGGCAGCGCGAGGGGTGCACACTGTCAGTTGATGAGCTTTCCAAGATATTCAAAAAGCAACTCACTTTCTGCGAGAAGCTCGCAACCAAAGAGGACATCTTTGTTGAAGCCGCCGGCCTTGAATATTACGATGATGTAAAAGCGCAGTGATATGAAGCACAATCCTGACGCCATCGTTCCTCAGGACGCTTCGCTACGCGAAGAATACTACAACCGGAGCGAGGTCTCTAATTCTGATCTTACCGAGCTGAAAAACATTCTTCATCCCCGCATGCAATTCGGGGATAAAGAGGCGGCTTTTCGTTTCGGCAATCTCGTGGACGCGATAATTACCGAACCGTCGAGAGTGAACTACTATCGCTTTACGGTCGATGATGTTCAGTACACCGATGATGAGTTTAGGCACGCTCAGGAAATGCACAAGGCATTGCGTATGGAGGCACGTCGGGACCCGTTTCTCGCTAAAGTTCTCGCAGAAGCCGAAACCCAGCGCTTCATGGTAAACCATGGGCAACAATTTGAGTATGGCGACTTCCCGTTCTCACTCGATACTCGCTGTAAGTGGGATTGGTGGTTGAAAAGGTTTCACTTCGGTGGCGACCTCAAAACCACCTTTGCCGCTTCTCAGGCAGAATTTGATGAGGCTGTTGATTTCTTTGATTGGGATAGGTCGCGCGCCTGGTACATGGACATCGCACAATCCAACCGCGATTTCATATATGCCATATCAAAGAAGAATTGCAAAATCTTCAAGAAGTTTATCGAGCGTGGCGATGAGATATACTCTCGTGGCCGTGAGAAATACGAAGAGCTTGCCTTTCAGTATTGGTGCTTCAATCTCTATTAATTATGGCAAACCTCGAAGCTTTTAAGGAGAATTTCAAACATAATCTTAAAGTCATGCCCTATGATTACCAATGGGAAGGCATTATGTTTGGGGTTCAGAAAAAAAGAGTCCTGATCGGCGATGAACCGGGGCTTGGCAAAACCTTGCAGAGTATAGGCATCGTAAATATCGGCGATGCATATCCCTGCTTGGTTATATGCCCTGCATCCCTCAAAATAAATTGGAAGCGTGAATTTGAGAAGTTCACGAACAAGAAAGCCCTCGTTCTCGACAACTCAACGCGCACAACGTGGCCATATCTTCTCCAAATGGGGATGTATCAGGTTGCCATTGTCAACTATGAGAGTCTACGCAAATATTTTGTTTGGGATATTCGCGCCGATGGTACGTTCAGATTGAAAGATGTTGTTTTCTGTCCTGAAATCTGTCGCTTCCGGTCCGTTATCATTGATGAGAGCCACCGCGTAAAAGACCCCAGCGCACAACAAACAATCTTCACGAAAGGCATTACCACCCAAAAGCCATATATCGTGCTGCTCTCCGGCACTCCTGTTGTCAACCGTCCTCACGACCTCGTTTCACAGCTTTCAATCATGGAGCGGTTGTGTCAGTTTGGCGGCAAGAGTAAATTCTTGGCCGACTATGGCGACAAGGATAGCGACCTCACGGAGTTGTCGCGAAGGCTCTATAACATCTGCATGATACGTCGAGAAAAGAAATCAGTCCTGACGGATTTACCCGACAAAACCCGCGTCGATCTATATGTTGACATCAGCAACCGCGATGAATACAACGTGGCGGAAAACGATTTGCGCCGATACCTTGAGGAATACACCGAGTGCACCGACGCTGAAATTCGCCGCAAAATGCGAATGAAAGCCCTGGTAAAGTTTATGACTCTACGCTCACTGTCTGCTAAAGGCAAGGTAAAACAAGCCGTGGACTTCATCAATACGCATCTTGCCAATGACAAGCCGCTCGTTGTGTTCTGCTCCTATCATGAGATTGTCGACGCTCTCAAAAAGCAATTCCCGAAAGCCGTAACAATCACAGGGCGTGATAGCCTTGTGGAAAAACAGGCTGCTGTGGACAGCTTTCAGGCCGGACACTCTAAACTCGCAATCTGCTCCATAAAGGCCGCCGGTGTCGGCCTGACCCTTACTGCTTCATCTTCCGTTGCCTTTGTTGAATTTCCGTGGACTTATGCCGACTGCTGTCAGTGCGAAGACCGCTGCCACCGCATAGGCCAAAAGGAGAACGTGACTTGTTACTATCTGCTCGGTGAGCATACAATCGACCACAAGCTCTACCAAATCATTCACGAAAAGAAGTCGATCGCCAATCAGATATTAGGCACTGACGATGATATTCCAACCGACCAATTGTATTTCGACGAACTGGTAAATCTGTTCATGGGCTATGGAGATAAGTAAAACCAACCTCACCACCGCTATCCGATACCTCGAAGATGCCGCGAAGCTATGCAAGCCGCTGGCCTCTTCCTCAACTAAAACAGCCAACAAAATCCGACTGATAAACAACCTTATTAACAAACTAAATTCCAAACTCAATGACAAAGCAAGACATCATTGACCACCTGACAAACGACTGTGGTCTTCATCGCTCATCCGCTATCCGTGCCGTCGAAGGCGTTATCGGCGCAATCTCCGATTCCCTTGCGCGCGGCGAGGCTGTCACCCTGCGTGGCTTCGCTACTATCAAGCCTATAAATGTCGGCGAGAGGATTGGCCGCAACCTCAGCGCAGGCACCCCTGTTATCATCCCGGCCCACCGTTCCGCAAAGCTCGTCCTTTCAAGAGAACTTAAAGAAAAGCTCAAAAATGGCACTTTGGTTTGAATGTAAAGTTCGTTTCGATAAGATGATGGAGAATGGCTCGGTGAAGAGAGTAACCGAGCCATATCTCGTCGACGCCCTCAGCTTCACCGAGGCCGAGGCACGCATCATCGAAGAGGTGCGGCCCTTCATCTCCGGCGAGTTCAGCATCCCGGCAATAAAGAAAACGAACATTGCCGAGATATTCCCCGACGACAGCGCCGATAAATGGTGGCTCGTGAAGTTCAATGTCATCACGATCGACGAAAAGTCGGCCAAGGAGCGCAGAGCCCCTGTCTACGTCATGGTACAGGCCAATAGTCAGCAGGCCGCAACCGACCGCTTCAACGAAGGCATGAAAGTCTCAATGGCCGACTTCGAGATTGAAAAGGTTGCCGAGACAAAGATTATGGATGTTTATCCGGCTAAGCAGTCACCCCATGAAACAGGAAAGACTGACGGTTGAACAGTTCCGCGCCCTCGCAGAGAAGCAGAAGTCAGGCCGGGGAAAGAGCAAGAATAAGTATCACGCTGAAAAGTGTTGCGGCTACGATTCCAAGAAAGAATATTACCGCGCGCAACAGCTGAAACTGATGCTCAGTGCCGGTCTGATTTCCGACCTCCGCGAACAAGTAGTTTACCACCTTATCCCCTCGCAAATCAACGGCGAGGGGAAGGTGGAAAATCCGGTCTGCTATAGAGCTGACTTCGTATATGTCGACAACGAAACGGGACAAACAGTTGTCGAGGACACGAAAGGTTTTCGCACCCCGGAATATATCATAAAGCGAAAGCTGATGCTTAAGATATTTGGTATCACGATAAAAGAGATTTGATATGGCACGCCCAATAAAACATGGCCTCGACTACTTCCCTTTCGACATCGACTTCTTCTATGACGAGAAGGTGGTTTGTGTCGCCGGGGAATTCGGCCTGAAAGGAGAGATCTGTCTTATCCATCTGCTTTGCGCGGTATACCGTAACGGATACTTCGTAGAGTGGACAAAACCGCTAAGATACAAGCTCCTTAGAGAGCTGCCCGGCGTCTCGGGCGGTCTGCTAGGCCAGATAGTAGAGAGCTCGGTCCGATGGGGCTTCTTCGACAAAGACCTTTTCGACTCGGCTCATATACTGACTTCCCGCGGTATTCAGCGGCGCTACTTCGAAGTTGGCCGCCGCCGCATATCTGCGGATGCATCTCTGCCGTATTTATTGATACCCGCCTGTGGTTCCGGGACCGATAATACATCTAATACTAAACCAAACGCAACCAGCCCAAAAGAGATTTCATCAGGCCTGAACACTCCCGCACCAGATAGGCAAGTCGGTGCGCCTCATCTTGGAAAGAAGCCCTCGAAAGATATTCTCAATGACCTTTTAGCTCCGATGACTCCTGAGTCAATGGAACGCCAGCTCTCCGCTCTCGGTCTCTCCCGGGAACGTTTCGACGAAGTAGCCCTGATGGTTCTGGCCGAATGGGAAGATCTCGGAGAGAAACAACGTAACCTCAGGCATCTCTTCAATCACGTTCGCCGCAAAATTGCCTCCGACGCTACTCTCAGAAATATCCCTCTCCGCGAAAAGCAGAAAGCCTACCGGGAAGCTCGCAATGCCGAACAACGCCAACGCGACGCTAATGCCGACGCCATCCGCTCAACGGGCAAAACGAGCTGGCAACTCTACTGCGAGGCCCGCGGACTCGACCCCGCGACAACCTCGGCCAACGACCTGTAGCGCAATCAGGCACTTCGGTTTAAACACCGTCAAAACAACCATTTTAAGCTATCACATAATCATGCAAAAAGCAATCAACCGGCTCCATAAACTGATACTCGCCGACGCCAACAAAGGAAACGGCACGCTCGGAGCACTCGTAATTGTCGGCTCGGCATCTTCTCCCGACAACTGCAAAGTAATGTCGTTCTCCGGCGGCAACACCGCTCCATTAGTCATGGGTCTCGTCAAAGAGATGCGTCGCGATCCCGGCATCATCACATCGGTCCGCATGGCGCTCGCCATAGTAGACAACAACATCATCGAACCGAACTGACATGAACATAGACAGCCTGAATCTCACATCCGATCCGGCCGTTCAATACGGGCCCGCACTGTCACGCGACATCCCTGCGGTCAGCGAAGAAGAATTCGACGAAACCATCCGGCGCGCAATCAAGACCTACGGTAAAGACTCCCAGACACAAATGCTGTTTGAGGAAATGGCCGAACTTCAGGAAGCGTTGTGCAAGCTGGCCCGTGGCCGTGACACTCGCGCCCATGTATGCGAAGAGATTGCCGACGTCCTGATCATGTGCCTGCAGATGGCGCAGATATATGGCCCAAAAGCTGTCGAAAACTGGATCAACATCAAAATCAACCGCCTTAAAAACCGCCTCGACAATCCCCAATATCCCCAATAA